AAACACCCCGTTTGGGGTGCTTGTTCTTGAGTGCCTGACGACGTGCTTTTGCTTGTCGCAGTGCTTGTGGTTTAAGTTTTCGTTTCTGCTCTTTCTTAGAGTGATGTTGCCAATTTGGAGTGGTCATCGGTTTTTGGAATCTTAACTGACTATACGGGAGAATCCTTTGATTTTGTCGAACCTTGTGACACTTTATTTATTGTCCCACCTCCGTAATGCCGATTGTCTCATTTTTTCCTTTGCTTCTGGAGAATGCGTTTTACCTTTCATAGGATTATTTTTAGACATTCGCATTCTCATATTCTCCTTATACTCATCACTATGTTTTTTTCCATACATTCCATTTTTTTCCCCAAAGTTTTTCCTTCTTGGGTCATCTTTCATTTTATTAATTGTCTCTTGAGAATGTTTTTTCCCCAACATAGGCGGTGTTTTTTCCTTTAATTTTTTTATAGTTTCTGGAGAGTGTTTCCATCCAGAATTTATAGTCATTCCCCCACCACCAGAAGAAACGTTTAGTAAGTTGGAATTTTCAGAAATATATCTTATTTCCAAATTTTCAATATAAGAAGCATCTTCACTTTGTTCTAAAATAGATAATTTAAAATTTTCAACTCCATATTTTCTAATAGAGTTATAGAATTTAGGACAATCATTTTTCTTTTTTTCGGTTTTATAAGCATACTGGTGCTTTTTCCACCTCTCTTCAGGATTAAGAGAAGTTATACCAATATATTTCTGTCCCGTAATTTTATTTTCAATACAATATAAACTGTACACCAAACTAAATGAGAATTGAACTATAAATTATTTATAAAATATCATAATTCAGTTTTATATGAAAATCCGTTTTTCTTTTGAAATTTTATAGTACCATCAAACTTATCTTGCAAATCAGTTTTATGAGAAATTACAAATATACTAGAATCCTTAACTACATATTTAATAATTTTTAAAAATTCATCTGCACCAAAACCATCTAGAGAAGAGTCAAAAACTTCGTCAAATAAAAGAATATTACAATTTACGGAATTTTTGACTCTTGCAACTTCACGCCAAGCAAACAACAAACTTAAATCAATTCTTGCTTTTTCCCCCTCAGAAAATGAGGAGTATGAAAAATCTTCGTGAATTGGAGATTTAACAGTTTCGTTAAATTCAGAATCTAATTCAAAATTAATATAAAAATCCATCATTTGAAGGTAACGATTAACCTGTTGATTGATAAAGGGTAGGTATTTTTTAATAATTTTAGTTTTTACACCATCATTCTAATTTCTCATGTTCAGTATTTCGGTTTTTAAGTTGATTGGCAAGTGTTTGAATTTCATTTTCAAGGTCTCCGATTTGTCTCTGGTTGAGTGAAATCCGAGTATTGTTTTGAGAAATGTCATTGTTGAGTTTTAAAATCTCCTTAGAAAGGCTATTGAATTGATGCTCTCTCTTCTTCTCCCCCTTTATTGCCTCATCAAGTTCATCAATCCCCTGACTGAGTTCATCGATTTTATTTTGAGCATCTACAATCTTATTTAACCTAAATTCCTCCTCAATATTTTGAGTGCAAGTAGGGCATACCGTATTCTCATTGAAAAACTTATAATTTTCTGTAATAGAGGATACCTTTTGTGAGATTTTACCTTTCAGATTAATAAGTTTACTTAGTTTCTTTCCAGAACCAGATACTTCATCAATTTGTTTTGTTACTGCAGCAATTTTTTTCTCAATTTTATTATTATGAGACATATAAGATTCATTCTCAGACATTAGAGAGGAAATCTTTTCTTTATTGAGATTTATATTTGCATTTCCACGATTCTCTAATTCAGAAATAAAATTCTTCTGCATCTCAACTTTATCTTCAAATGATTCCTTTTTGAGTGCTAAAGATTTAATTTCATCTTTCATTGTACGAATTGTTTCTTTAACAATCGCATTCATTGATGAAAAAATACGAATGTCTAGAAGGTCTTCAATAACTTCCCGACGATTTGCAGTTGAGAGTTGCATAAAGGGAACAAATGTACTTGAACCCAGAATTACGATTTGTGTAAATGATTTATAATTAACCTTTAAAATGTTTTCTTCAAGAATCTTTTGATTGGCACGGTCATCCGATTCACGATGAAGTTTCTTACCGTCGATTTCAATATCAAAGATATTCGGTTTAATTCCGCGACGAACAAGATAGTTTCTACTGTTAATGGAGAATTCGATTTCCACCAGACAATCTTTTTCATTTGTAGTATTGACTAGTTGTGGTTTATTAATTTTTCTGAAAGGTTTATTGAATAAGACGAAAGTAAGAGCATCTAGAACTGTTGATTTACCTGCACCATTTGTTCCGATAATTAGATTTGTATGGTTCTTTTGGAAATCAACTTCAGTAAATTGATTGCCAGTGGAAAGAAAATTTTTCCACTTAATTTTTTTAAAATGAATCATAATTCAGGGGGAACAACAATGTCGTCTGGTGTGATTACAGCGTATTTGTAATTATACATTGTACAAGTCTTGATGGCAAGTTCATCATCAACTTCTACAACTTCCATCTCCTTTTCATACTGTGGATGGTCCTCCAGCATCATAGCATATCTTTCAGCATCATCCTCCTCCTCAAAGAGAAAAAGAACTTTTTCACCAAATCTATTTTGGACTGAAAATGCACCATCATCTCTTTTTCCTTTTAGAGTTAATAGATACACTATTCTACCTCGCAAGCTTTTTTATAAACTTCCTCAAGAATTGCATTGATTACTTTTTTGTCGAAGATTGTTTCAGATTCTTCCACATATCGATTGAGAATTGAAAGTGTGTTTTCATCTTCTTCAATATTAAAGTCTTCCTTTTCTTCAATTTGAAAGTTTTCGACAATTTTTAGGTCTTGAACACCTGTGTTATATAGTTTATCAATAAACTTTTCAAAAGACTTTGGATTACTCTTCTTTCTTACAATAACTTTCACAATCTTATTCTCATATTCACTGAAGTCAACCATTTGATATGGTGTATCTTCATAGTAAATATTATAAAAAAGTTTATATGGATTATTGACTGGGATATGCTCTAAGGTTTCGGTATCAAAGATATGAAATCCTCGCGTATCATTCACATCATTCCAGAACATCTCATATGGGTTACCAAGGTAAAAGATATGCCCATCATCAGAACGAGTGTGAAAGTGTCCAGAAAATACTTTTTTAAATTTGGAGAATACATCAGATTCCATTCCAGAATCCATAGTATGTCCACGATGGGCTCTAAATCCATTCAATTCAAGGTGTCCCATCGCAATTTTTGCTGGAGTTTTATCAATTAGACGAAGAGTTTCATCATAGTTCTCAGAACAAATCCAAGGAATCATTGCAATATCAAGTCCACCAATATTAACTGTTTGTGGAGAACTATAAGTTTTAATATTTGTATAATCTTCAAGAAGAAGTTCTGGAGAATTCACGCTGTTAGTATTTTTATAATAACAATCGTGATTACCGATAATCATATGAACATCATACTTGGACAGTGGTTCAAATACAACTCTCTTTGCCCACTGAAGACTCTGATAATCAATTGACTTACGACTATCAAATGCATCACCCATATGAATCACAGACTCCACTCTATGCTCCTCTAAGGCGGGAAAAAAGATATTCTTATAGAAGAGTTCAAAATAATCGTGAAGGTACTTAGAACCCTTCCTGGCACCATAGTGAGTATCTGTGACGATTGCTACTTTCATCGATTGTTTCGGTACTGGATATTGTCTTTGATGCTATTGTACTCGGAACTGGTTCCAGAAAGCAAGCCCCCATCAATCATCATAACCTCATCGTAACCAGTCTTTTCAATAATTTTGGTTTTTATTTCCATTTGCTTCTTTTCTTTTTGAATTCTTCTTAAGAAGGCATAATGAATAATCTGAGTAAAATATGCAAACGGATTTTTAGATTTTTCTGGGTCAAAATTATGAATATATTGTACGCAGTTTTCAATACCATCAGAAATCATATCCTCACGGTACATATAATTAACAAAGTTTGGTTTGTAAGAATACTGTGTTGCAATCTTCAAAAAGCATTCCCCAATATAATTTGTAATTTTTGGTTTGGGCAACCCTTCTTCTTTTGCTTTTGCAACTTTAGTTCTATAAACAACCAGTGCCTCCAGAAATTCTTTATTGTTTACATAGTGTTCGGACTTCTTCTTTGGCATAACATTTTAACTGCGTAATTTGTGAGTTGTTACCATTGTACCATAAGTAAGAAGGCCTTGACAAGTACCTAGAATACGAGTAGAATCTGCTTTGTCAGGGTTGAAGAGAAGGATTAGCTTTCTTTAATACCTTTATAGATATCTTCAAGTTTATTTCGGAAATCATCTACTGAACCTTTGTATCCCATATCTTCAGTAAGTTTTACTTTCCCATCAGAAGATATTAGTTCTTCACTATCAGAAGAGATATAGTTTTTATATACATCAATAAGTTTACCATCACTACATTCAGTCATAGTAATAACTTTATCTAAACGAATCATAAAAATATCTTCACTTGATAATTCCATCCAGGGTTTGATTTTAACAAATGAATTGCCATTTGCTTGAACCATAACCATAACAACAGGATTCTGTAGAATAATAATCGGATTATCTTCAGATTCATCTACCAATATCAGGGAGAATATTTCTTCTCCCGATACTAATTTGATGATGCAATAAAACTCTTCTCCCATACTTATTCTTTAATTGGTAAATTTACAATATCATAATTAAAGTTTTCTTCATTATAGATTTTAATTCTTTCTATTAAATGATTTAGTGTATAATTTTTTCTTGACTTATAACTAATATCATCGGAAATATCATAGAGAGTTGCTTTAGTTTTATTATCTCCCTTTCTCAATACTCTTCCGATTGACTGAAGATTTCTAATTCTTGATTTTGATGGTGAAGCGAAAATAACATTATGTAGATTTTTAATGTTAATTCCTGTAGAGAATGTTCCGTAAGATGCTACAATAATTGCATTATTTTCTCTCTCAGTAATTTCTCTAACTTTTTCCCTGTCTTCAACATCAACACCACCGTGAACAAAGAAAATATGTCTATCTTCAGTTGTATCACTATTTATTAAATCGTAAAGAGGTTTGCCGTGACCTTCTACACGGGAGAATAGAATGAGTGTGTTTCCTTTTAAATCTAAAGCCAGATTTTTAATCAAACGATTTCTTTTATCGTGATTAATGATATATTGAACTTCCTCTTCAAAAGTATTAAATTTTTGTGGGGAGTGTTTAAGAAGAAGAATTTTAATGTCAAGTTGTGCTAGATGACCTTTCTTCATAAGTTCATCTGTTTTAATAATTTTGTATGAAGGCCCAAAAAGTCCTTCTAAAACCCATTTATGAGTTTGTGTCCCATCAAGTGTTCCAGTAAAACCAAATCTATACTTACAATCTGAAAGTTTTGTCATTATAGATACTAATGACTTAGATTTGAACTGGTGTGCTTCATCTCCAACTACCACATTAAATCTTGAAAAATACTTGCGGGGGAGTTTGTAGATGGACTGCCAGGTTGTGATGATAACCTGAGAATCTGTCTCCCTTTCTTTTCCAGCATAAATCTTGTGGCAAAATGAACCCACGTCCCATCCATAATCTGCAAAGTCTTTATACATTTGCTCTACAAGGGAAGTCGTTGGAACGACTATCAGAATATTTTGTCCTTTCTCAACGTAGTATCTCACAACAGAATATATCATCAGAGACTTTCCTGATGCAGTTGGAGATATCAATAATCTTCTATTATGTCTTAAAGCGTCGTATACTCCCTCAATCTGGTAATCTCTAGGAGAATGCTTGCTGATAGAAGTCATATAATCTTTAATTCCATCCTTTGAAATCATTTTGTTGAATTCAAAAGGAAGACCGTAGAATTTATTGTCTCTAAATTCGTAAGTATATCCGTGGTTATCCATCCCAGTGCTTATTGCGATACTGGGGCATAAATTTTGCACCAGGAACATCAAATGTGAACTGGTCTTTTAGTTCATAATAAACGTGAGGGTCGGATTCAATTTCCAGAAAAACCTCATTCTTTTTAGAAATAATAAGATGAGACATAAATTCACTTCAGCATACTAATATTTATTGGCATAAAAAAGAGGCAGAAATGCCTCTTTTTCATTTATTATTCAATATTATTTCTAGTTGCCGCAGCATCCATTCTCTTCAATAGTGCTTCCTTCCTTCTTCTTTGCTTATCGTCCTCTGGTGCCTGTTGAGTTTGTTGTGGTTGCTCTGGTGGTGCTGGTTGCTGCTGAGGTGCCTGTTGAGGTTGTTCTGGTTCTGGTTGCTGCTGTGGTGCCTGCTGTGGCGTCTGTGGTGCCTGTTGAGGTTGTTGTGGTTGCTCTGGTGCTGGTTGCTGCTGTTGTTGTGCTTGCACCTGTTGTACATTTGCATCGTGTGTGGTAGCAGCATTATCACGATTTGTTTGAGCATTTGATAACCTCAACTCAGCTCTAGTTCTTCTTTGAGCATTAACTCTTGAAGTCCTTGATGTTGGGTCTGCTGCAATATGTCCCTCAATATTTTTTCTAAACTGTCTTAAGACGGGTTTCTTTGTATCGGGGTCAATAGGAACTGATGCGTCCTGCATTTCATCATTTGCATCCTCTAACTCTCTATCTGCTTTAGACAGTGCTTTTTGTGATTGTGATGCAATTCTTGAGAATTGTGCAAAGGTTGATTGACGTTCTTTCTGCGCAGATTTTTCTTTTGGTGCTGCTGCAATATCTCCAGCAATTGCCATTTCTCTACCACCACCTTTACCAGCCCTTGCTCTTATACCGACAGATTGCTGTCTTGGGTCTCTAAATGATGAACCTTCACCACCAGTTGTCCATAATGATTGTGCAGTTTTTCCTCTACTAAACTGGCCGACACCTGCAACCATTTCTTGGCCAGCAGCACGTTTTACTCCAGGAAGAACTTTTTCCAGTTCATTCATTTTAAGTTGAACTTGATTATAAACATCTTTTTGTTCTTCTGGAGACATTCCCTTTGTTGATGCCATCAAATCTCTAATTGCATCAATTTCACTCTTCGATTTTGAAAGAATTTCTGCTTTCTTTTCTCTTGCCTCAGCCTTTGCAACATTAACTCTTTTTTTATATTCTGAGTCAGATTCTCCAGATTTTCTCCTTGGTCTGTTTGCGAGCAATGCTTTAATTTGCTGTTGAGCAACTACTTCAACACCCCTTGCAAGAGTTGCTGCTGCCTGGTCAGACTGTGCAGAACCTGCTTGAGAACCTCTATAATCTTTTCCACTTACACGATGATGCTTTCTTGGGTCTTCTGGGTCTGAAAACACATAATCAAATCTACCTTGACCTTTTACATTTCCGGTCCAAGATTTCTTCGATGCTTCGTGCTCTCCACCAGATACTCTACCAACCCAACCTTTAGATGCAAAATTTCTACCTTTGTTACTTTGTATCAAACTAACAAATCCAGGAACCGCTCTTGTTAATTCAGAATAGTATGAATCGGCGTGTTCTGGTGTTTTAGACTTTCCAGAGAATCCTTCATCTGAAGCATTATTGAAGTGGAGTGGGTGATTTTCATCACTCTTTGCTGCCTCCAATTCCTGAGCAACAATTTGATTAATTGCCTCATAATCTTTGTTGCGAATTAATTCTCTTACCTCTGGAAATGAGACAAGATGATTATAAAAATTTATATTTGCGTGCTCATCACTATACTTTGGTTTTCCACCTCTTGCTTCAAGAATATGATAGCATTCAGATACAAAATTTATAAACGTCTTCATCTCTACAAACAGTTTATTTGTATTTAGTTAAATCCTGCTTGGAACCTATGCCATTCAATAGCATTCTTGATTTGATAAGTTCTATTTGAAATGGTTTTGATAATGTCTTCTAAGAAACGGAGCATTACATCATAATACCTCATCTTTAATTCAAGTTTTCCCAATTTTTCATCAGCATCCATATATCTTTGGAGAGATTCTTTATCTCTAACTTTATAGGGAAAAGGTTCTTCTACATAAACCTCTGGGTCTGCTTTTCCCATATAAAAATTGTATCTATCTAATTTTGTTTTATTATATTTTTCTCTTGTTGATTCTTTGAGTAATGTTATTGTATTATGTAGTGTATAATATTTTGAATGAAGTTGTGGGATTTTTATGGACTCATCGTGTAAGTTGTCTGGGTCAATAACTGAGTCCTTTTCCCACATCTCCTGTATTTTTTCAAGATTCATAAAAGATTGCCATTTTTGTCAGTGAGTTCATATAGAGTATAGTCGAAAGACACCTCTGCTGTAAAGTATTTAATGTCTGATGCTGTGGAGTCAAATTCCAGAGATGAAAGACTGGTTGGGTGCAAATCAGTAAATTTAACAACTACTGATGGATTATAGTTACTATTTAAAATAGTCAATGAACCATCACTAAAATGTTTTTTTATATCAACAGTCCCTTCAATACCTGAATCATATGGTCCATTATTACTAAATCTTGCAAATTGCTCAGTACTTTTTGGAAATCCCAAACCAACTAACCAGTTGTGAATAATTGTATAGTTAGTCAAGTCTTCATCAACTAAAAATTTTAAATTTAAAGAACCATACTTTAATACAGTTGCTGGAACTGAGATGCTTTTTAAATAAGATGGTTGTTCTAATGAAGGATAAGAAATCTCTGGAATCCTTGCAGCATTACTAAAAAATGATACCTTTGGGTATTTTGCTAGTGAAAATAAAAATCCAACTGGAGATAGAAAGTTTCTATTTTCTATCTGTTTTGGAAAAGAAGAAGTCATTTTTATTTTTATTTAGATAAAAAAAGAGGGTCCGAAGACCCTCTGAAAGAAACCTTGTGATTTAATGGATCACATGAGGTTTTGTACTTTAACTCTTCTGTAGTATACGTTGGAGTTAGTGGTAAGAGCACCTTCACCTTGCGCAAGACCAGCAGCGAATGGATTTGCAACCATGCCGTAGCGAGTCTTAAATCCGATTTTTGGCTGGAAGGTATTCTCACCAACTGCACGTACCATCTGGAGAGGTACATATGGGCAGTAGAAGAGACCTGCATCATAAGCAGATGAACCCTTATAACCAACAACGTAGTACTGGTTAGCAGATACGTTTGCTGAATATGGGTCGATGTAGACCTTATACTTGCCTTGGAGAACACCAGCGAAGGTGTTACCAGTGTCATCTACATTCAGGTTTGCGTTGAGTGCTGGGGTGTAATCAAGAACACCTGCCATGGTGAGTGCTGAAGCAACGTCAGCAGAGCAGATGATCATGTTGCCCTTTCCTCTACGAGTTTGCTGTGCAATTGCGTTTGCATCGCGCTCGATTTGGAAAAGAAGACCCTTGAACTTCTCAACTGACCAACGACCGTTGGAGTCAACGTCGAGGTCGAAAGTACCAGCAGTTGCTACGTTTGCTTGAGCACCAGGCTTAGCAGTCTTATAGACAGTACGAACAACTTCACGGTTGATTTCAGCAAGAATCTCAGTTGACAGAATGTTTGCCAACTCAGCTTCTGCATTTAGACCGTGAATTGCCTTGAGGTCCTGAGCAAGCTCAAGTGAGTACTCAGCCTTGAGGGCTCTTGACTTAG